AGCCTACCCTATCAAAATTAGCAAAAACGTTGCTTTCTGCATGAGCATATTCTTTTTGTCCATCATCCCTGGTTAACTGTACTTCTTTCCATATCTTTTCCATCAGATTGCTCATCTTTTTGTAGTTCACTAGCAGCCTCCTTAATGCGTTTATTCATCCATTCACCAAATTGGACATTTTCTTTTTTATACTCTAAGTATCCAATAAAATAATTTTGTACTTCAAATACTCTAGTAGCAACAACTTCTATTTTATCATTTAATTCAAGTACAAATTTTTCATATTCTTTATAAGTTGGCTTTCTTTTTTTAGTATTTCTACTTTTTAAACTCATATGCCTATCCTTATTTTTAATCTAGATATATCTTTTTTCATTTCAGATATACTTGATGTTATTTCAACTACTGTTTTATATAATTCCATTATTTTTTCAGCATTATTATCTATAGGCTTGGTCTTTTTTACTACTTTTTTTACAGGTTTTGCAACTTCTTTTTCCATTGATCTCTCCTTATTAAAAATAGGGAAATGGCAGAATTAACTACCACTTCCCCACCATTCTATTAGGGCTAGTTAATATGAATTGATATATCCACCAGCATTTACCATTATTAGAAGACTTAAGAGCACATTTTCTATCTCTATAAGTAATGTGTAAATCCCTATATTCAGGTATAAACACTTCTTTTTTATATAAATGAGGTTGATGCAATTCACTTTAATCCTCGAACATAAGAATTGGTTACAAGACGTACACCAGGTATTCTTGTTCCTTCCTTTAGTTCTTTGAGGATTCTTTTTTTATCTAGTTTCTTAGTTATCACTTCTACGAAATACTCATCAGGAATATCATTTTCTTCTAAAACATCTACTGCACCTCCAGATTCAGATATTTTAATAGGATTAAAGGTTGAATGCCTTGGCAGCTGACCTACTTCAGCATATGTTCCTTTAACGAGCGCTTTTAGTCTTTCTTGGGCTCTTTTCATGATATTGGTATGATTCTTCAGTTTCTTGATTTGCTCCTCAAAAAGCGAAATTTCTTTTTCAGACTCTTTATAGAGCCAAAAGATTCCATCTTCTTTTTGGTGTAATTCAGTGTAGAGTTCATCAACTCTCGCCATGAGCTGTTCTTCGTTGAATATTTCATAATCGTTTCTAGCTAGAACTAAATCACGAGTTATTTCAGCTAATGACCTGTTCATAGGCACATACCTCCGTTCCAGTTATTCTTACATCTTCAACCCAAAGTTTAACATTAAGCGTTTCTCTCTCTCTATTTGCTTCAGATTTAACATGTAATTGTGATATCTGTCCATTTGCATCTTTTACAGGATTTAAGGAAATTAACTTATTAGCATTATAAGCAATTCTAAATGAGCCTTTTGCTGACGCCATATTCATACCTTCATGAAATGCTTGCTTAGTTATTTCGCATACTGCAAGTACTATTAAGTTATTTTGCACTGCAAGTTCCATTAATCCTTGTGATGCTTCTTCTACTTTCATATTATTATCTCTTTGTTGAGATCTTAATAATCCCATATGGTCTACAACGACTATTTCAGGTTTAAATGGTAGCATTGAGATTCTTTTCTGTAACTCAGTAGGATAACAAGATCCATAATCTACAGTTAACCAGGAAAAATCTTTTGTTATACCATTACGCATAGCCCGATAATGCTCTGCTATTTCATCTTCTTTCCAGCCTTTTTCTATCATTACAAATCTTGACCATATTTGCCTTGGAGACATTTCCATCTCCATAAAGTATGTTGGCTTTTTAAAATGGTTTACCCAATTTTGTAGCAACATAGTCTTCATTGACTTTGGTGGTGCCTGTAATATAACTACTTCACCAGGATATATGGGAAACTTTTGTCCATATATTGCACCAATATCTAATGGTTTCTGATCTGTTGAATAGAAATTTGCCATTACTTTATCCATGTCTTCAGCAGACATTACTGATTGTGATTTTTTAGCTTTATACAATTTGCATGTATTTTTACAAAGAGAATCCTTTATAGGATCTTCACAGCCATATCTATAACCAGCTCCATCATGTCCTTCATAACAACTTTCTATTATGGAATCCATTTCTTCTGGTTTAAATGGTTTAACTTCACTATCTACTGATTTTCTCCAATGTTCAGCTAGCATTCTTACAACTTCTTCAGGGTATAACCATCTAAAATGGGATACAATTCTAAGTGCATATGCATGCCTATTACCGAATTTAGTTCCTTCTAACATTCTTTGTATGCAAGGATAATTAACTGAATCTGGAGCTCTACCGATGGATTTAACGGCAGATATTTTTTCTTCTGATGTATGTTGTGCAAGCACATCGAATACAGGTTCACATTCTAATTCTTTAGGCAAAGAATCTTGTGATCTTGACGCATATTCAAGTATTTTTTCTATATCTTCATGAATCATGCTGTCTGCCATATGAACTTTCCATTTACCACTTTTACCATTACGAGTATTTAATACTCTGATTAATCTAGTTTTATCAGTTACAGAGGGATCTGCATAGTCATAAATACCTGCTGATTTCAATGCATTTTTTACTTTAGAATGTAGATTTTTATCTGGTTTCCATCTAAATGCTGTTGATGGTATACCAACATGAAATCCAGTTCCACTGAAATAAATGTTATAAGGTATTTCTAGATCTTGTAGTATTATTGTTAGTCCAATTGTTCTTTGGCGAGCATTATCTGGGTTCGTTCCATCTACATCTAATAATAATTCATTAGGCATATATAGAAGGCCATCAAACCCAGATAGCGATTGTTTCTTCTGCGTGTATTCGGTAACATACTCATCATAATCCCATAATGACATAAAAGTATCTTTAGCCATATTCATCCAATCTGATACTTTTTCTTCACTGACAAAATGATGTCTGTTATTTAATCCAAATGCAAGCTCTTTAATCATTTCCTTCCTCCTGCATATTCAAAGCCAACAGGATGAGGTGTTATTCTTTTTGCTCTTTTTAGAGCAGCATTTTTTAATGATTTCTTAGCATTACGTATTTGTTTTAATTCATTTTTTACTTTTGTTTGGCTTTTATGTCTAGCTTCCCACTTTTCTCCTCTAAGTTCAGGGTGTAGTTCTTGTAATTTACGTCTACATCTAGATATTGATTCATAACTAGGAAGCTGTCCTTTAGCTAACATGGTTAAAACATCTTTAGCATTAAGATATTCAATATTGCCAATATATTTATTCCATATATTAGCCATTAGTCTTTCATCATTATCTCTTAAGGGAGGGCATTTGGTAAGGAAGATAGATACTTCATTTAAGACACTAAACATTTTTTGTCGCATTATATCTCCTAAATTATATTAAGTGATAATAAGATCCATCCTTTACTAGCAAGGAATCCAAATATTCCACCTAATGTAGTAGCAATAACATCTGCTTTGCTAAAATTTCCATAATCTTGATAATCATAGATTTCTTTACCTATTGCTACTATTGCTAATATAATCCAACTATTAGTTATTGCCATTACACAAGCACCACCTGCGAAATGAAGGAATTTATCTGTTCCAAATTGCAGCATCATATCATTTAACTTACTCATTTTCTCTTCTCCTTATTTAAAATTTAAAGGGAGAACACGTCTGCATAGCGAACTTACAGTTCTCCCTTCCGACTATTACTGCCGACTTAGTCAGCAGATCACCCAAATTAAAATGGAACGTCTTCGTGATTTGTTGAGGTTCCAGATTTAATTACAGCTTCAGCAGGAGTTCCTTGTACTGCCAAAGGAACAAAAGCATCTGTAGTTGTAGCTGCATTATTTGGAGTATAATCACGAAATCTAGTTTCAGCTTTATTTTTCCAATATTCAACATCTCTTTCTACAAATGTATCAATACTATTTTCAAATACAGTTGGAGCTACAGATGAATAAGCGCGAGTATAATCTCCATCTTTATAGAAGAATACATTTAATTGCTTATCTACCATTTGTTCAGCTGAATCATCTAATTTAACTACTTTATCACCACCTGTACCTTCTAATACTTCTTGAATACCAGCATTAGCAAATCTAAATACATTACCAATTGCAAACTCTTCACCATCTTTACCTACTTTTGCATAGATACGTAGTGTAAAATTTTCAGGATAATCTTTAAATCCTAATTCAAGGAATTTAGATTCATTGTAATTGCCATATTTAGCTTTACTTATAGTTAATGTATGCCATCCAATAGCCCAATTAGAGCCACCTTGTTTTACTGTTAATGTTCTCATTATACTGTTACCTCTTTTGATTTTTTAGTAGTTTCTTTTTTTACTTCTACAGGAGTTTCTATAGGGCCTGTAAGAGTACTTAATGAGTATGTTTTTCCAGATCCTGGAGAGCCTATTACTAATATTTTACATCCATTAAAACCTAATTTATTAGATGCATTAATAACATCTTGATAATTTTGTTCAATTTCATTATCAAGCATTCCAGTTCTATCTTTAGCATGATCATATTTTTCAGTTCTACCAGTTACCCACATGTATTTAGATGGACCATTTAATTGAGTATTTGTTTTAGTATAAAATACAAAATCAAACCATTTAGCAATATCTTCTTTAGTTGATCCATCAATATATGGAATAATTTTATTGCCACCATCATCCATTGTTTGCAATTTAGCATGAACATTACAAACTACTACTCCAGGAATTCTAGTTACAAATTCCAAGCAAGTATCTAGTTTATTTCTTAACTTACCCCAATCTTGTAGCATTAGTTTGCCTGTATCTTTCTTTACCAGGCTACGCATATATTTCTTACTTAATTCAGAAAATGTATCGATTACTAATGCATCTACTTGAGGTGCACCTTCTCTTAATACAATTGCTTCTTGGGTTTCTTTAATTACTAAATCGCCAATATTCTTTTCTACTATAGTATTCTTTTTAGTATAGATTTGGCCAATTACTTGCTGAAATGCATCCCAGGAGCCTGGTCTTAATACATTATATCCAAACATATCAGCAATACTACTTTCACTCCCGAGCGTTTGACTTCCATGCTCAAGATCACAATATAGCACTTTCATTATTATCTTCTCCTTGTTATTATCTTGACTTCTTATGTATCCTGGCGGATACTATTTACGCTATTAAAGCGTCTATAATTTACGACTTATAAATGTGACCTACAACACATTTTTATAGCAAGAGGGAAGTTTTTGCTCCCCTCTATAAATTGCTATATTTTACTCATCATCATTGTTGGGAAATTGAAACTAAAATTACCATTAAATGGTTGTCCAGTTGTGAATTTCCTTATTGCATTAGCTATAAAGCTACCACTCATATTAGAACAATAACTTGTTGCTTTTGCATTGCAAGGGTCTGAAGACATTTCATTATTACTATACCATACCTTTTTATATTTTTCAATATCTGGTTTTGGTATAATATATTGTTGATAATGTTCAGCACCCATTCTACCATCAATAATACACATTGGTTTTTGTTTATTATTAGCACAAAGAATCTTTACTGCGTCTAACCTTACATCCATTGTATCAAATGCAAGAATTGCAATATCTTTATCTCCATTATAATAATATTCATTGAATTCGCTATTTTTAAATGTTACTTGAGCTCTTGGATTAATATCAAGTATTAATGAAGCTAAAGCATCAACTTTATCTTTACCAATATGACTTACATTATATTGAGACACTCCAATATTAACATCTTCAACTTTATCCATATCATATAAGAAGAAATTTACAGCACCACTTCTTGCTAATTGGGTAGCTGCGGAGCTTCCAATAGCCCCGCAACCCAATATATGAAATGAAAATTCGTGAAGATTATTAATTATGCCAGAATATCTACTACTTAAGACTGACTCCACTTGACTTTACCTCCTTATTTTCTGTTAAACATCTAATCCACATTACTGGATCAGCATTTTCTAGATCTTCATTTATTTCTGCTTTACTAATTAATACAAACATATAAGGTGAATTTAAGTCAACAAGTCTAGCATTTAATTTGTCTACATCACGTTTATATGCATCATATGTTAATGTTCCAGCAGTTAATTCTTCTATCCAATCGCATAATGTATTCCAACAATATAGATAGAATTGTTCTTGAGGAGGATTCATGTCACTTATGCCATATTGCATTTTATTATAGGCATATGCTCCATAAGGATCATAAGAATTATCCCATAAATCAAATTGATCTTCTGATGTCTTATGGTTATTTACATTATAAGTAGACGTATATCCTATAGTCCTTGATTCACAAAGATCTTCTACTTCTTTAAGAATCTTTTTAGGAATAGTAGATTCTTTTTTACTATCTAGTATAGTAAGCGTTG